TATTTGTCTTTTGTTCTTTTTTTGTTCTTAGGATCGAACTTGCCATACTTAGCCATGATATTACTTACCTTGCCCTCTATATTTTTTGTAGTTTGCTTTCTTCCTTTTATTCATAGAAGACGAGTTAAAATGTCCTCTACCAATAGAAGTACCTTTTGGTTTGTGTTCTACTTTATTAGTACTAATGCTCTGTGCCATTAGATACTCTCCAACCTAACCATCAAACGTTCAGCACGATTGGTCACTTGCTTGTGCCATCGTGAGTCACGCCCTTCAACTGCTGCTTTCTTCCAATCATTAGCAAGAAGTGCTGCATTGAATTTCTTGAACTTAGACAACCGAGGTCTGCCCATGTTGAACATCATGTTGACCACGACCTGCTTGACGGTCTCGGGAAACTCTTCAAAGACCCCTTTGCCGTATAACACATGACACTCACTGATTGAGGTGTCAAGGTCTTTTTCGAAGCATTCCCATACTCTCTCTTCGGAGACTGGTGTTCCGAACTCTTGTCCCCATTCGGTATCTTCGTTGATAACAAGGTGCCCCACACCAAAGGTGTGGTAACCGAGATGGTCTGCATATATTTCATACTTGACACCCTCGTCTACTTTTAGTGTTTCAAAAATTTCTTCTCTGTTCATTTAATTCCCATCCATTCTTTTGTCATTATATAGTCACGAACAAAATCGCTCCTGACTATATCTTCCCACCCAAACTCAACATGCGTAAAACTCTTCATGTTGTCTAGGATGCTTAAAAACTGGTTTACACCGGTCTTATCTTTCTCTTGTTTGAAATCGCTCTGATAGTAATCACCACAGAATACGATCTTGGTTGCTTGACCCACTCGTGTGATAACAGAATCCAACTCGTGAAAGTTTAGGTTCTGCATCTCATCTACCAGAATGATACTGCTATCATACGTCACACCTCTTATGTATGAGGTTGACTCAAACGTGATATAATTATTGTGAACCAACTTGTCATATGCTTTTGGGTCGTTGAATAACTCAGTAGCAGCAGCACGATATGGTCCTGTGTATGCGTTGAGTTTCTCTTCAATAGTACCAGGCAAGTAACCCATCTCTCGGGTAGGTACAACACTTCGAATGATATGTAATGTCTCAAATGGTGTGCTCTTGTCCATCACCTCTTCGAGTGCAAGATACATAGCAAGAAACGTCTTACCTGTGCCAGCAGTACCAGTGAGTGCAAGATGATCACCATCACGCCAACCCTGCCATGCATCCTCTTGATGCGGAGTGATAGGTGCGATAGTTTCCATTTGATCCAGACGAATTTTCATGTCTGGCATGGCAGTCCTCATAGGAGGCATTTGTTGCGATTGCTTTCTCATGTCTTGATGGTGTTTTCAGCAAGACCATGCTTACGTCTTTGGGCAGCAGATAAACCACTGCTTTCTCCAATAGACGTTTCGGATTTAATTTTTTTCAACAGATCTTTCCAATCACCCGAGGTTTTATTGATGATATTACCTGTGTGAGTTACAAGTGCGGTAGGCGAAAGGATCTTTTGTTCCCACTCACCACTGGCAAGCAGTTCTTCTTTCTTAGCAATAGAGATAAACATCTCTTTTATTTCACCGGTCTTAATATTTTTCATATCATATGTTGGCATTTTATAACATCCTAAAATGGATCCCCTAAAATTAGGGGATCCGGTTAGATAAGGATCACCCCCTCGTGACTTGATTAATGGCAGCGTCTAAAAATGCTTGTTTTTTAATCATCTTATATGCTGCCTCCTCTTTCCCTTTTTTATTTAACTTGTGAATATAATGTCCAAGTTCCCTAGAGTCTTTCTTTAAACGTTCTATCTGGTTTACTACCATAGGCATTCATCTCCTTGTTATCGATTTGGGGGTTAGTTCACATTATTAATTATGGGATTAAGTCGGGTAGTGCCTCCTGTACTAATTTTTTAGTTAATCCTTTCGCGGGTGGTTTTTTATTGATCATCGAAACTAAAATTGTTGCGTCTCGGCAATCGATGGATTCGAGAATATCGACAAACATACGCTCGCGTCTAACGGGCAATAAGTCTTCGCTAGTTCTTAAACCTTTAACGAAATATTTGAAGTCTAGATGTTTTTTTAGCAGAGTTGCTGGCGTAGGTGCGCCTTCTGATTCTGGTGTATAAGGGACTTGACCACCTGGTAGATTCCACTGAACGCGATCATCAAACGTGCCTTGCAGAACATCTCGCATTGCCCAGTGTTGACTGTTGTCTTGCAGAATTTTAACACGTTCTTTACGTGTCTTGGCGTTCTCGAACTCTTCGAAAACTTCCCATACGTCACGACTGACTTTGTTAGTTGGCATTATAATTTACTCACATTCAATGTAATAGTTTATAGAGTAACTCATTTTACTCTACGTGTCAAGTATTATTTAGATAGGCAGTTTCTGTTGCACTGCTCGACCCTTCTTCTGACTAGCAATCCACGCTCTAGCATCTTTTGACTCAGGTGGTTTATTGGTAAACTTCACCGCGTCTCTATATGCACGTAACGTCTCTTTCTTGTAGTCCTTGCCGTCAGAGTTATCGACTACTAAAAAGTTTCTCTTACCAAAAATGTTCTGCAACAGACCAACGTTCTGTTGGATAGTGTCCCACATCTTAGCAACCTCTGCGTCAGGTAGTGAGCGTTCACGATCACGGTTGCGTTGTAGTGCGGTTTCTTTGTCGGTGTTTACGAATATCATTGCGACATCGTAACCCATCTTCTTCATCATCTTTGCTTGTTGCGCCACCTTCGCATGATCACGACCTGTGCCATCAATGACAAGACCTAAACGACCTTTGAGATAGAGTTCTTGTTTCTTACCAGTGAGAGTCTTTGCACGACCACGGAGTTCTTGACCCTTGTCAGAGAAGATACCTTCGGGGTCTAATGCGATACCTGCTTTCTTCATTGACGCTTCGAAAGCATCATCAGAGTTTACAACACGATAACCTAGTGATGGTAAACCCGTTTTACCTGCGATGAATGATTTGCCACTGCCGGGACCACCAGCGAGGAAGATTGCTTTGAAGATGGCGGGATCGTTGACCCCTTCAGAGAGGTGTTGTCTAAATCTAATCATAATTTCAAATGCTTACTGTGAATTTTACAACCGATGAACTCATTATAGTAGTCATCCCGTAGTAATACATCATTATCAAATTGTGCCTTTGCTTCGTAGTAAGAACACTCGCCCTTACTCTTGCACAATCTCAGTATTACTCTATTATATAGGCTTTCACCGTTCGCAACACGCTCTTTTAGAACCTCACTTGATCCATAATATACACGCCAATCGCTCTCTACGAGCGTCTTCTTGCGTCTCTTGCGGGTTTTAGTGACAGGTAGAATCTTACTACGCCAGAACCCTTTCTTTCCTATGTATTTCTTAGAAGTGTCTATTTCTTCTATTTCATATACAAATCCATGATAATTAGAAACGAACTCTTCATCCGGAGAAAACACTTCTCCTTGATACTGCCAATCATTCATACAATCTGCCAGATGTCTGTTCATTAGTATTCAAACAAATCAAATAATCAATGCCCCGTTTCTGTTTGATTTCATATGCTTCATCTAAAGTAGTGTACAGTTCTTCAAAAGGTACTGCGTATAACCCTTTAAATTTAGAGCTTGCTCTACATAACGAGAAATGTTCGTCTTGATTCAGTAGTAATAGTTCAAACCAATCATTTCCTAAATGTGCGTACTCTTTATCGTTTCTTTTTATTCTACCACAATGACGGACATTATTTTTTGATCGAGCAAATGTGTTAGTCCAAACAAATTTACTAGGTGCTACATCTTCTCGGACTATAACAGAGCATTTCTCATAAGACTCTTTGCCTCCTTGTGCAAGTAGTTTATCTGCCATACCTTCGATTTCGGAATTTCCTATGATAAGAGAAAGAGTGTCTGAAATCCAAGCAATAGTTTTCCCTTCACTTAAAATCTCTTCGATGTGAGCACGTTTAGACTCTTTGGGTTCGATTGATGGTTCTTTACGATTTAGATAGTAAGATTTAATATTAGTTGATTTGCCTGATGGTGTAAATCCTAATTGCTCTGCTTTCCATGCAGACATGCCATGTGTTATGTTTTCAGGATCTTGACAGAAATATATTGGTTTTTTATGATCATTAATACACGATTCCCACATTCTCATATTACGAGATCCGAACCCAGTAATTATCAAGTTATTATCACATTCTTTTAATAACGGAACAGAAGTTTCTGACGCTATAACAGTCCAGAGATATGTGCGGCAACCTTTAAGAGCAATGCTTGCTCGTTCGTACTCATCATTACAATCTTCATAAACGGTAAACCGTTTCTTGTCGGTATTCACAAGATCCTCAATAGGAGACCCTTGCGCGAAAAAATTATTTCTTTTCCACTGTGTGTAATCTGGGATAGCATGTGCCATCTTACGAATATTTTTCCAACGACTTTTAAACTCTTCTGTCGTGGTATCACCTTTATAGAGTGAGGCAAGATTCGATACTTTGGACTCGTAACTTTTGAAAATCTTTTCATCGAAACCTTCATAGTCAGGAAGTATACTATGTTTTGATGAATGACCTATCCAACCTAGTACTGCGGTTGGTGTTCCTTTCCATCTAATATTTACACTATGTACACATTTATCATTTTTAAATTGCGACATTGCCATGTAGGATCCATCAACACGTTCGCCCACAGAATAGACAACAGCGCCTTCCTTTAAAGGGTTTTGATAGTATGCAGAGAAGGTAAGAAGTTGATGATAGGGTACAGTGATGCATTCAACAGATATTGTTTTTTTCCATATGTCTAAGAAGTCATATAGGGTTTGAAATACGATTGGTAATTTAACATCTCTACCGTGAACCTGATCTAAGGTTTTACAGACCACATATGATGGGACTTCCCATTTTTTTGTCAGGATCAAATCAGACAGAGCAGGAAGTAAATCCTTGCTCTGCCATGTTCCGTTTAAATCCGATAGTAAATTTTTAAGAGAGATTAGAATGGATGTGTTATTATCACAATCTAACTGATGGATACTAGCATCATCACCATCAATGACACTCCATATCACAACTCTATTCGTAGTCCTCATGCCATTCCTCATTCATATCATCACCACACATTGGACAAAACACTGGGGTCTCGTCACAATCCTGCACCACCAACGACATGTTGACATCACATGATGGGCAGTGAAAATTCCAAGGGTATGGATCGCTCATACGATCTCACAATTACCAGCAGCACAAGCAAGTTCTTGACTACCTACTGTGGTATCGCTTGCTTCGTATTCTGCTAGATCTGCCCAGTTGATATCCTTTGGCATAATCTTCAACAACTCTTTGTATCCTGCTTCATCAGTGTCCTGATAAGGTGCTTGCTTATATGTATGCTCAGAGAACGGTAAGAACGATACACCACTCATGTAATCAAAGTTGGCATATGTCCACGCGCCCACCTCCATCCACTCATGTTCTTTGACAGAGATAGTAACAGATGGTTTGTGTTCGCACCAATGCTTCTGATAGATCAACCACATTTCTAACTGTTCAATGGCAGTCATATCGGTGCGGAATACAGCACCCTTGTCTACCTTCACAGGAAATGAAAACACAACGGTGTTTGCAGGGTTCATTGCATCGTCTTCAACAGGGAAGCCCTTATCAATCATGAAGTTGGTCAGTGGATCTTTCTTATCACCACGCACTGTGCGAATGTAGTAAGGGTTATGTCGTGCATGTATGCCAGAAGCGGCGTCCACGAGTTGTGAGACCGTACCAGAGGGTTTCACACATGTGATGGCAACTGACTGGTTGATTCCTAATTTCTTAGACAACTCAGCATTCACCTTAACGGCTTCTGCTTTGAGTTCTTCCAACAGATCTGGTAGGTTACCCAACTTACCATTGGTGTACTTGTTGTCCATGATACCAGTCATAGACACACCAAGCAAACGTTCCTCTTCACAGTTCTTGCTCCAAGTCTTCGAGATATACTTGAAGTTCACTAGTGAGGACTGGAACGTCCCTAGAATAGTTGCGAGTCGGACTTTCTCAAGTAGCGACTCGCGGTTATCACCCGCACGAACCACAACCTCTGATAGGTTACAGAATTCACGAGAGCGAAGAATGATCTCAGAACAAGGGTTGGTGCCAAACTCGTGGTCACCCACCTCCCTTCGACCAGACTTGATTGCTGCATTGTTAGCAGACTCACGATTGAAAATACCACGTTCCCCCGACTTGGAATCGTAGAGTGCTTTCCACTCGTCCATAAAAATACCGATATCAGGTTTCTCAGTGTATGCAGCAGAGTTATTTGCGAGTGCGCGATGCCCGTAGTCGTTCCACCACTGTCCTGCTTTAGCATGTCTCATACGGTCGTCTGAGAGGTTACTCAGACTGATTAGGGCGCTTCTTCGGACACCACCAACCACTACAATCTCTGCGATCTTACAGACAATATCGTGACACTCTACTGAGGTCAACCGGCGACCAGCAGCAGCCTTGAAAGTCTCAACACAGAATTCAAACAGAGATACCAATGGCGCAGGACCAGACGCACGACCACCAAAGGTCTTCAACGGTGCACCTGCCTCACGAACTTTGCTCATGTCCCACGCTGGGACTTGCCCTGCATACAACAGACCCACAAGTTCTTTCATTGCCTTTGCCCAACCGAGTTTGCTGTCGCCCACAACGATAGTGGTGTCGGTATCGTGAAACTCTTCTGCTACACGTGGCATCTGTGAGATGTGTTGTCGTTCTACCGAGAACCCAACACCAGTACCGTTCATCAGCACATAGAGGATCTCATCAAACGATGAAGGTTTGTCTACTGCGATGTATGAGCAGTTATAACCAGCAATGTTCTCGCGCTTGAGTGCTTCACCCGCAGTCATCAGACAACGCATAGATGGCATGACTTTCTGTGTGAGTACTGCCTCTTCTAGTTCGTTGCGGAGTTTAGCAGGTAGTTTGTATTCACAGGTATCCCAGAGGTGTTCGGTGAAAAAATCAAAGTAACGCCCGATTGTTTCTTCCCACGTTTCTCGCCTCCCTTCTTCTGGTAACCATCTGCTGTAACGTGACAGGTGGATAAATTCTTGATAACTCGTGGGTAGATAATTACTGGGCATATGAAAGCGTCCTCATTCGTCAAGGTTTAATTTTTTATAGTGGAACTATTATATAGTGTTATCAAGATTCAGTCAAGTATTATTTTGCCAACTCTTTTCAATTGAGTTACGCATATTTTTGTCCATAACCATTGCTGGTATATCTTGTCTGTCTGCAAATTGATGTGTGATCATTTGAGATGGAACAAGATAAGAACGTGGTTCCATCAGATCTATTAGTATATCTGCGGCACCTTCTGCGCTGATATAACCGGATAAGTCTTCAAGACCCTCAGTCAAACCTGTAATGACAATACCAAAGTTTACAGTTTGTACTCTGCACTTATTTTTAAATGGCCAGTTCAGACTAGCAAGGATGGCATGGTCCTCTATCTCACGTTTTTCTACTGAATAGGAATCTGTTTCTAATTCTTCTTTTGGCATGAAACGAGCATATAGTCCTTTGGAAGACCCTGTTGTTATAACACTTTTTTCTCTGTCTGCCCATGCTACGTATAATGCTTTCTGGATATTTAATTGTGCTTTATTACCCCATACCCAAGCATTGTTAAAAACAAAATCAGCATCCCATTCGATAATATCATCGACAACAGTTTGATAATCGTGTGCTAGATCGAAACCATTAGAACGAGAATAACATTTAAATTCGCAGTCATAACTGCTAATAAGTAATTGCTTATAAACTGCTTGACCAATTCCACTACTATGACCCGTTATTGCTACTTTCATTATTTTCACTCCATTCTTTTGCGGTAGTCCCTTCGGACTCGGTGGTTGCTTCACGGTAGTAGATGATCAACTCTTTCTGTTGTCTCACGTAACGTCGAACTTCTTGGAAGTTCTCTGCCATCTTCTCGTAACCATCGGGGGTCAGAGCAAAGACAACGAACTGCCCATCGAGCATCTTCTCGATCTCTTTGAATTTCTCTTCGAGGTTCTCTTCGGTGATGACAAAGAAGTTTACGCTGAGTAAATCAATCTCTTGGGGAAGAGGTGGTTGGTAGATCCGTAAAGGTACCTTCTCAGTTACCGTTACTATCTGTGGTTCCGGTTGAACCACTATCGGTTTCGGACCCCACTCCAGTCTTGGGAGCATCTGACAACTCGCCAGCATCGGTATCATCAATATCCATAAGTTCTTTCGTATCATTTTCTAATGCCTCAAACACTTTCTGTGTTCCATTATTTATTCGTTTCTCAATCATGCCTGGTTTGGCACGAGCAAGACGGGTAAGGTTGTGGTCCTTGAAGATCTTCAAGTAGGTTTGCTTCTCACGATTCAACTCTTGGTTGCGAGAAGTGAGGGCACTCATTGCTGCTTCTGATTTCTTAGCGTTCTCTTCTGCTGCTTTGAGTGATGCTTCTGCCGTGTTGATGGCAATGTCCAACTGCACCTGATTCTCTTTGAGGGTGCGGTTGTTTGCTTCTAGTTTGGCAATACCTGCTTCGAACTTAGAAACAGTAACTTGATGATAAGCATAACCACCACCGATGGCACCAATGGCACCGAATAATAAAAATAATTTAATATACAACATTTCGTGTTGCTCCTGTATCAAAATCAAATCCCCAATGATCGATGTCTTCGGAGAACATATCTGCTACCAATTGAATTTGCCTATCATTATATAGTTTTTTATAATCTATTCTGTTTTTGACATGATCCCCTTTATTATATGCTGCAGCTTCATTACCTGTTGGGCAGGTATCCATATCAGTATTATTTTTATAAAGGTTTGTTAACCCAAGGTAATTACCTATATCATGGTCGATATGTTCATATCGTAAGCAATCGACTGGGTAATCCAGTACGTAGGATTTTTGTGTGCAGAAGTTAATAGTAGGAGAAATTTGTCTATAACCCCACATGACAGGGTCATTATAATACGGATTATTCCTAATGTCAAGCCACTCGTCAAAAGACCATGGCATCACTTCGGACGAGAACATGTCAGGCAATTCACCTGTCGTTTTAGGAAATAGTCCACCTGAATATTTTCCCTGTATACCATACTTGTTACCGAGCAAACCTAGATCATGTAGTATTCCGGGTTCAACATATTTTAAAGAGACGGAGAACATTAAAGAAAAATAATAGTGAGAAGCAAGTCTTGCCCATGGATTTCTTATTAGGGTAAACACTTGATGTTGATCTAAGAATTCAGGTTTCCAACTAGTCATCGGATGATGAATGAACAGACTTCCTGGCGGATATTGGAAAGTTTTGATAGACCTTCCCCATTCTTTACACGAATCAGAAACAGATTGTTTTAGATGAATCTTACGTAAATAATTTGCTTGGTCAGTATGCCACAATAATTTTTTTATTGATTTACCGCCCGTTCTCGGGATATGAAGGAATGCTTTGTTGGTTTTAAATTCTGTCTCGTCTTTGCCTTTAAATCTAATATAATCTTCAACCTCTGGTTCAAAGAGTGTTGGATCGTTCACGTGTTCTAACATAATATTATTTCACTTGTTTTTTACGTTTTCCCATAATCTCTATATATCCACGTGTTACAATGTTCTTTTTACGTTTCTTTTTAGGCATCATGTCTTTGGTATCGTTAGGGATACCAGCATCACCTGTGGTCATAGTTGGTTCTTCTAACAATTCTCTGAAAGATTTCATCGGTATATTTCTCCGAGTGTGAAATGAATTTTCTTACCTGTATTTATATGTACTCCCTCATAGACATTAATACCAAATACCTCTCCCACTGGGAAAGAATTATCTACTATACGTATTTTATCTTTGGGGTTAACTATCTCGTCCCAAGTCTCGCTAATAACTTTTTCATTGCGAACACGATACATGCCAGGTGAAAGTTGGTGATTATCTAACAAAAACCAATTATGTTGCTCGTCGATAAGTTCTAGCATATCCACATCGGATGCTTGCAAGATCTTGTCTAACTGCTTATCGGTTAAATTATACTCTTCTTTCAATAGAAATAAAGCAGCAGCATAAGAAGCAAGTTTTGATCCTCCTCCTGGTGCTTTTGCCATAATCTTTTTAATATTGAAGACTAACTTGTGAAATGGAGTATATGATGATTTTTCGGCAGGAGTGGTAATAAATTTTGTTTTAATCCTTTTACCGGATTCGTCGATGATGCCGTTTTTATACGCATCAGTATCTTCAAAATTAGTGACCAACAGTTTTAAAAACCGAAAGGTATATACTAAATCGCCTGCTCTTGTCAATAAAGACATTAGAATTTCCTTAAAATGTTAACCACATTTGGATCGTGTGGTACCTTTCTATATTTATCACTGGGAACTATTTTAAGATAGGTTAAAAAAGGATTAATAATTCCCCATTGTTTTTCATCTATTTTATACTCAAGCATTTTAATTCCCGCATCTTGTCCAAACACATTGAAGATAATCACCAGATGATTGAATATCAATTTCTCGGAAAGTTTGCCATCATTACAATACCGATTCAATAAACGTTTTATGTACTTGAAACGTTTAATATCTTCATGGAACTCATCGGCATCGATGCAAGTTGGGTTATAATAATGCCTTGCAGCAAATAATGTAAATACTTCTTCATTCAGCGTTTGAAATAGTTTCATGCTTTTGTCTATAATCCTCTATTGCTGCTTTGATCGCATCTTCTGCAAGCACACTACAGTGGATTTTGACGGGAGGGAGGCAGAGTTCTTCTGCGATCTGGGTGTTTCTAATACTCCCAGCTTCATCAAGACTGCGACCTTTAACCCATTCGGTAAGAAGGGAGGAAGACGCGATAGCACTTCCGCATCCGTAGGTCTTAAATTTAGCATCTTCGATAATTCCATCATCATTCACTCTGATCTGCAATTGCATCACATCACCACAAGCGGGGGCACCAACCATGCCAGTGCCCACGTCTGCTTCATCTTTATCTAGTCTTCCCACATTACGAGGATTCTCGTAGTGGTCCATCACTTGTTTGGAATATGACATTACTTCTCAGTTTTCAGAAGCGTCCACAATCCATAAGCAAGACCTGCCCATGCTGCTAACTTTACAATACCGCCGAATAGGACTATACTACCACAGATTGCGATTAATGTCAAACCGTCAAAAGAAGTCCGTTCTGACATAATTTTCTTTGCATATATTTTTGCTACATCCATCATTGTGCTTTTTCCTTTGGTAACGGGCAGCTAGAGTCGAACTCTTCTCTGCCCCTGATTTGCATTTCTACCCAATACAGTTCTGTGATCATTTTGTTATACCACATTCTGTCGTACTGATCATGACATTTCGCTGCTTCTTCTTGCAGACTCATCTGCCGCATCGTAATGTATTCTATGATAGAGGGTTTACCCAATTTGAGTGCCTCGCTTGGTGTGCCCGTTCCATGCTACGAAACCAGCAAGACGGAGTGACCAGTAAGCAAGATAGTTCAACACTTTGAAACCGTTGACTTCAATACAGATATCACGGAACAGAAGGTCTGCTTCTTTCTGCGTCATTACACCACAATTGGGTCGCTTCTTGGTGTCCTTCAAAAGTGTAGCATATTTGTAGATGTAATCGTGAACTAACCCGCCCATCAACAAAACACCTACTGGTGATAAAAATGTGGCAAGAAATTTTGGCACTGAAGCACCATCAAACTGAAATCCCGCAGGAATGACATGCTTCTGACCATTGACTTCGAAATGCCAGTCTTCTGCGATCTCCCACTGACGCACACCCATCAACCACAACCAAACGCCCTTCCAGAACCCTTTGTTGGCGGTGCCAATAGGTAAAGGCATCATCTTAGGCATAGTGTCATGTTTAAACCCTACACGCTCTTCTCCTTGCCCGTCAAAGTGTGTACACACCCAACCAGCAAGAACAATGACACCGACAATTACCCATTGCCAAAACGTCATTGCTAACTCTAAAATCATTTCCATGCGGTTCTCCGTTTTATTTAAATTCAACGTTATTTATAAGAAACGTTACACCTTTAAGATTTAATCAGCGGGTGGTCCCCGATATGCCTTTCCAACATACTCAAAGTAAAGACCACCGTCTACAATGTACATCGTCTTCTTACATTGGTAGGGTGTGCCTTCTTTCAGACCAGAAAGCGTATATGTGTTGTAATCAACTAATGCTTCGTCAAACGTCATATATTTATGTTCGTGCACTGTGTACCCGTTATAATGAGTGTGAACTAAATAATACATATATTCCCCCTAAAATAAGACCAACAATTAAACCCATAGAACAAACTATCAAAAACTTTGTGCTATAAGTCTTCATCAGGGGATTCCACAATATATGCAATCGCATTTTTGTTCAG